TTTCTCCCGGTAATAAAAAACCCGCCGGAGCGGGTTATGGAGGTTTGAGTGCTGCTATTCAGTGGCTTTGCGAGGCGCCTGGTGATACTGGGAGATGCCATGACTGATTTGGCCTCCCTGCTGCAGATCGGCCAGCACAATGCGCACCACATCGCTACCATCAGCACCTTTGCTGGCCTGGGTATCCATTACGCCAGCACCGGATGAGTAGTTCTCGATAATGATGGTTGGTGCCGCACTGCCGCCGCCGGTCATCTGCTTGTTGCTAATCACCTTGCCGTTGTCACCGGGGATCATGTACTGCTTACCAGTGCTCGCCTGGTAAATCTCTGGCTTGCCTCGCTCACCTACCTGGTACATAGCGCCAGCGCTCACGGGGCCGCCGTTATAACGCGCTCCAGCCAAAGCCAGCCCACCAGCTAATCCAACGGTTGAGGTTATCCCTGCAGCCGCTGGCGCAGAGTTAGCACCGAACGATGCCAGACTGGCAAATGCCGCTGCCGGCGCCCAAGCTGTAGCGGTAGCCGCAGCCATGCCAACCGATGCAGCAGTTGATGCAGCTCCTAACGTCTGGCCGAGGATGTAGTTTTTCAACGCCTCCACGCCCACTTGAACGATGCTGTTTATCACGCTGTTCAGGATGGTATTGCCAAGCGACCGCATCGCCTCTTGTGCCGACATGGTGCCGGTGAGCAGCCCAGTAATCGCGTTTGAGGCATTACCAGAGAAGGCATCAACAGCGCTCGTCAACATGTCGTAGCCAAGGCTCTGCTGGCTCAACAGCTGCCATTGCGCCGCCGTCTGCTGCTCCTGGTATTGCTTCTCCTGGGCAGTGCGCAAAGCCAGGTACTGATCATCCGTGGCGCGCTTTGCAGCAATGAACTGCTCGTAAGTGATCTTATTGGCATCATAAGATTGTTTGATAATCGCCAGTTCCTGAGCCTGATATTCCTTCATCAAAGCCAGTTTCTGACTATTCTCATTAGCCAGCTGCTGAATAGGGTCAACCTGTCCGCGCGCATCAGCTATCGGATTGGACGTAGCCTGTTGCGCTCGGATTTTGGCAAGGTTTACCTGGTGTTCACGTTCAAGCTGCTCGGAAAGTTGGCTGAACTGCTTTTGACTGATAAGTAGATTACCCTGAGCATCCTTCGCCTCTTTCAACATTTGCAGTTGAGCCTTCTGAGAGGCGTAGTTTGCGTTTTCCTTTAGTTCTGGAACAGCGTTCTGAGCTTTCAGTGCCGCTGCAGTATCCCAGATTTCAGCTCGATATTGCCCCGCAAGCTTAATCTGTTCTTTCGTCGCTCCTTTACCAAGAGAAAGTTGCGCCTGCAGTATGGCTTGCTCACGCGTTAACTCTTGAGTAGAACCTGCAGCCAGCTCAGACTGCTGTTTGAGGTTGGCGACTTTCTGTGCAGCGATTTCCGCCTGATTGGCTGACTTCTTACCCTCCGCTATCCCTTCCTTGGTCGCCTTCTTCTGCTCCTGAATTGCCTTCGTTGCATCGAACTCAGCGCCAGCCCTTTCGCGTGCCAGCAGTACATCTTGCTCGCTACCGCCGAGAGACCTGATATCCTTCTCAGCCTTGAGCTGGGCTCGCTTCCGATCGTTTAGCTCGCCCTGAATCTCAACCTGATCATTCAGCTTATCCAGGTAGTCCTGAACGTTTTTAGGCCGTTCAACGATGAGACTTTGCGAGTTGAACTTTTCTTTAGCTCTTCCAGCAAAGTTAATAGCGTCTCCAAGCTGGCCAAACAGGCCCGCTGTAACACTCGCCTCATGCCCATCGCGCTTCAGCAAGTCTATGCCCTGTTGGAATGTCCCGTTCATTTGGGCGCGTAATATTCCGGTTTTACTGATTGTTTGACTTAACTTTGTTTGCTCTGAATCTACCTGAGCGGTTAACTGGATATGCTCGCTTTCTAACTGGTTAACTTTCGATACCGCATCAGAATAGAACAGGTTATTTTGACCCAAACCCGCAACGGCAGCCTTTGCGCTCTCTAATCTGGATGTCAGATCAGTGAGTCGCGCCTCGCTGCCTTTCAACTCTTCAGATTGAAGCCTGATTGACTGGCTGGCCTTGTCTATTTCAGCGGCCAACTGAACGTTACTCATGGTGCGCATTTTGGCGATAACACCATCGAGTTTATCGGCAAAATCTATTGCTTCTTGTTTGGCTTGCTGCGCCCTCTGATAGAAATAGAAGATAGCCGCAGACGCAAGGGTGGCAGCGCCGACTAGTCCACCAAGAGGGGTTAGAGCTGCAACCAATGCCGCCCTGAGTGATCCTTGTGCTATAGCAGCCCTAACCGCTGCGGCTGTATTCGCTATCGTTGCTGCTGTTGCCGCCGTTAATGCAGAAACATACCGCGAACCAATTACCGCAGAGATAGCCAAAATAACGTTTGAGACGGCAGTGAGATTTTCACTCAAGGTAATAATGGCATCGTTGAAGACCATCACACCAGTTCTTACTGTTGTTGAGGTACCTATAAATTTGGTGATATTGTTGCTGGCAATTTGGCTTGCCTGGCCGATAGTCATCGTGGTTTTCGCAAACTCTCTCCCAATCGCATCACCTTGTGACAGTAGCCCTTTTACAACAACATCCGTAGTCAATTTACCCTGCGCAGCCATAGCACGAAGCTGACCGATACTAACGCCAAGAGAGTCGGCCAGTGCAATAGACAAGCGACTACCTTGCTCGGCAACAGAGTTATACTCCTGCCCTCTCAGCACACCTGAAGCCAAACCCTGAGATAATTGAACAATGGCCCCTTCAGCCTCTTGAGCTGTGGCGCCAGACACGACAAATCCCTGGTTGATAATCGTCGTTAACTTCGCGAGATCGTCAGCAGACGTGTTATAGCTTCGTGTAGCGCGCTCAAGGCGAGCATAAAGCGTCGCAGTACCATTTAAGCTGGATCGCGTATCTTGAGTGATCTGAAAGACTCGCTCAGTTACGTCCGCCAAGGTCTCATTGGCTCTTACTGCATTAGCCAGCTTGTTGTTGAGCGTTGTCCATGCGTCCGCATATGACAATACTTCACGAAAAGAAATAGCTGCCGTAACGGCTTTAGCGACACGCGACAGCGTGCCAAGAGTTAAGCCGGTAGAACCAGCCTGGCGCTCAAGTTTTGATAAGCTGGCATCTGCCTTTCCTGACTGTTTTTCCATCTCCTCGAGAACAACAGATGCCCTACGGCTCCCGGTGATCATTTTTGCAGTGTCGATATCGACCTGATAGACGAGGCTGCCGCCGTCTTGTTCTGACATTTATGTTCTCCGGGAATAAAAAAACCCCGCCTGAGCGAGGTTTTATCGTTAAATTATTACTTTACTTGACTGGATGAACCATACCAAATTGGCTCATGGCCGTAACGTCATACATCTCGCCACCAGAGAAGATAAACACATACTTCTGATCTCCGGTATAGCCACCATAGCTATTCTTGGCATTAACCAGAACTGGTGATACCCACCCAAAAGTTACCTTCCCGCCAGATGGTGACCATTGGCCATCCTGAGAATACCCCTTGAAGGTTGGCATGAACTTATATTGAGCCGAATAGGGGTCTTTTAATGTGGAGTTAAAATGGTTTTTAATTTTCTCTTGATAATCTTTCGGAAGTTCACCGTAACTAGCAGAGGATATTTGAGCCTGGCTAGGCGGTTGCTGTGATGAACAACCAGACATAGCAAGTGACGCCAGAATGGCCCCAACAACTACAATCTTCTTCATTTAGTCCTTTTCCCATAGACAAGTAACAAGTAGACACATGTTAGCAGAGGGCTTCCACAACTTCATGGAGAAAGATCACTTACTTATCATCGAGTACGGGTTTATTTTTTAGCGACTCAAGCAGTGCAGAAAGTATGTATTCATTTAGCGTCATTCCACTTTCTTCAGCCAGGTGTTTGAACTTACCCAGGGCTGCAGGAGAAAGCGAAACCTTAACTTGACCAGATCCATCATCAAAATCCTTTTCATCCTCGCCATCTTCACCATAAGCAAGCCATGAGAAATCGACCATCAGTCCTTTGGCTAACTTGGCTATAACACTCGCCCTAGGAGCACTATTCCCACTCTCATAACGAGAGATTTGAGCCGATGCAACTCCTGATGCTTTTGCTAGTTCATTTTGAGACATGTTCAACTCTGCCCTGCGGCTTATGAGTCTTTTCGCCAAAGAGTCATTATCAGTCATATTTAGTATCTTATGGTCTATTTTAGTTGACTATGATTAATACAGTGCATAACATTAATTTTACACCACCATTTTCTACTAATGATAGCTTAACTTGACTGTTTTAGGTGGTTAACTTGACACAAAAGAGCGAAGCCCCAACTGCGGTAACAGTCAGGGCTTCTGATTTGTCCCCCATCCCAGCAAGGATAAAAGACATGAACAGTATATCAATTCTTGAAGCAGTTAACACTTCATCCGTCCAGTTCCATGGGCAACCAATCATCACGGCCATGGTCGCCGGTGTGGCTTATGTGGCAATGAAGCCTATCGTTGAGAACCTCAGCATGAGCTGGACAACTCAGCACCGCAAGCTCATGGAAGATATGAAGAAACCCAACCATCCTCATATGAGCATGGTTGGCAGTATTCATACCAAATTCGACTGTAGAGATATCTCTATGGTTGCCGCTGACGGCAGGCTTCGTAAGCTGCTCTGCATCCCACTGAAGAAGCTCAACGGCTGGCTGTTCAGCATTAACCCATCAAAGGTGCGCGCCGACATCCGCGACAAGCTGATCGCCTATCAGGAAGAATGCTTCACCGTTCTGCACGATTACTGGACGAAAGGCGCCGCCGTTCGGAAGTCAGGAACAACTGTCGATGAGAGAACGCCATTGCGCGATGCAGTAAACATGCTCGTCAGCAAGAAGCACCTGATGTACCCGGAAGCTTACTCCATCATCCACCAGCGCTTCGGTATAGAGAGCATAGAGGACTTAACGCCTGAGCAGATCCCGCAGGCTATCGAGTACGTTCACCGCGTCGTGCTTGATGGCGAATATATGGGTAAACAAATAGAACTACAGATGCCAGCCAGACAATTCGACGATAGCGAACTCTACCAACTTGTTTGCCTCTGGAGCGTGGCTCTATTGATAAGACAGGATACCCAGAAGATAACTGAAGCCCTGGCACCTCTTGGACTTCCAATAGCAGTTAAGGTGAATGCAAACGCCAACGATCTGGATGGGTTTATACGCAGCGCCGGCTTGCTGCTTCTGCGTGAGAGCAGCCACATAGCCAAGCAGGTTAACCCACCATTGAACTGGAGGCTTGAGATAACCCGTATGCAGTCAGCACTTCACTGATTAATGGCTCTCATTTTTGGGGCCAGAAAGCAAAAACCCACCTCATCGGTGGGTTTGTTTCCTATTACTCTTTGGCATCAAAGACTGCCTGCAGCCCATAGCTAATGCTATCACGCAGATGGATGTTATCTGCCGTAACAATGAAGAGCAATGCCGCTACGACACAGGCCATGTAGTTTTGATTGGTTAACAATGCTGCGATTTTTTGCACGCTTACCTCTTATGTTTTTTTGGAAGATGCAATAAGGTTGCACCAAAAACCAAAGAGGACAAAGCGAAAAGGAAAGCAAAACGGGGGAGAAAACCGCAGGTCAACAAAAGCAAAAACCCACCTCTTGGGTGGGTTAATTGTCATCATAGAGTCTTTCTTTTGAAATGACATTTACGATATGGTGGCATGCTTCTTCGTTGTAGCGCCTTCCCCACTGCTCTATTTGATCTATGGTAAGTGCTTGGCAACTCCAAGGAACGGTGCCACTTATTCCAAGGCCTAAACGACCGAGAACATCAATAAACTGAGTTTTCTTGGTATCGTATATTCGTACTTCACCAATCGATAGTATGCTACTTGCCCACAACGATCCGCCAGCAATGCTCTGTATGCTATCGCAGACTAAGTGTTCGTGTTTCTCGGTGAGCATACGATAGACATTTGAAGCTAAACCAGCGCCGCGAAAATCACGATCAATTACAGCACTTTTAATCTGTTTCGCAGTGATTACTGAGCCATCTTCTTCAGTAAGGTTAAAATCACGGTATGCTACTCGCCCTATTTTCTTAGTCGCTTTCTTATCTTCCATTTCCAACTTAAGAAGGGTGTTTACAACGTCTTGCTGATGAGCTCCACTATCCAGAGATTCACCACCAATTTGAAGATATGCGTCGGGTGTTGTACACCCGACTGAGTACACATTAAGATAGTATTGGTAATCACCACCTTCAACTAAGTACTCAATAGCTCGAAACAATCCGCCTTCTCTAGTGAAAAAATGGAATGTCTCAAGCAACTCCTTTTGTCCATAAGGCTCGATATTAAGATCTTTAGTATAATCGGCGATCAAATCAGGAGGCATCTATGTACCTTTAGTGGTAGCAACTAGTCCAGTGCATCTTCATATACATTGCTATAGCTGTCTCAATCTTGTCCATCAACCGGTTGTCTGCCAGGCTTGGGTATTGATCAGATGGCTTTACAACGTAGCGCAACTTGCTTGATGGTGATGTGGCAATCTCAGCATATGGGATAACCTCTCCATCATTGACGTCATTGTTCAACGTTACAATGAAGAGCTGACGGCTTGCTGATACACGGTCGCTAAGTCTGCGGACACAGAACTCGTTTAGGGTATCTGAGTCAACAAAAGAACTAACGACATCAGTGCGATTCTTGATCGTCTGAATTGATCGCCGTGCTAAGGTTCTCATGTCTCCTCCCTATGCGGATTACACATCCGCGCCTAAGTAAAAAAAACCACTAAGGTGCTATCTCCCAGTGGTTACTCGTGGTCAACAACCACGGTTGTTAAGTCGTATACTATTACCTAAATGGTGATCTTTCAATGTCGTTGATTCGTTTTGTTTACCCTAAATGGCCTTAAAATGCGTTCTATTGCCTTGTAGTGCACCCAACAATGCCGCCATACCCCCACACGAAAGAGAAACTGTCCGCCCATAACTAACCACGCTTCGATTTTGGGCTATCGATTTTTTTGCGTTTTCATCATTGCCTGCCAGCGCTTCTCATCTTCGTCCATCACCTGATCGTACTCTTCGCGCGTGAAACCTTTCTGCTCTGGGTACTTGGCCGCGAGCAGCAACTGAAACTCAGTCATCGAAAGGCGCTCTGCTTCGGCGCGAGGCATGTTGAAGTGATTCCGTGCTGCGCTGATGTACTCGAAGGCGTTGAACTCGTTCACGTAGCTGTTCGACTCGTGTCGCTGCAACTTGCGGATCTTTGCTTTACCGATGATACCGTGAGTGATCAGTGATTGACCGATTACGATGATATCGCTCGCCGGCATCTTGCCGCGGCGAAACACGAAAGCCCTCTTTCCTCGTTTGCTTGGCCGCAACTCTCCCACCAGCGCGCTAAGGTCATCATCGCAGCATGCCTGTATGACGATCATCCCGGCGAATATTGCTGAGCTACTGAATAACGGCGCGTTGATGTATGCCAGCAACCACCCAGGAACCTCACCGTATGCCTCTACAGCGGCTTCAAGTAACCGTGGCGCCTCACTGGTATGGAGTTCAGCAAATCGCTCTACAATCTCCGCTGGCGAGCCTATGCGGGTCATGTTTGCGAACGAAGGTCGAAGGAAGTAATCGCGATCGGCATCGGTGATGACCATCTCGCCTAATTCAGTGATTGGTGTCATGAGATGCCTCGAATAATTATCATCAAGGGCGCAGTACGCCCTTTGTGATAGTCACGCGGTAACGGTGATCGCGCTGGTTGACGTTTTGGCGCCATCGTTGGTGGTAAACGTGATTGTGGCCGCGCCGGCAGAAACGCCAGTAACGAGACCAGACTGATTGACGGTGGCCTTACCGGTTGCCGAGGATGACCAGGTGCCGGTTTTGTCGCTGGCATCAGCCGGCGCCACGGTAGCGGTAAGCTGTTGAGTAGCCCCTACAGCAATGCTTGCTGTTGCTGGCGCCACTGTCACACCGGTAACCTGTACATCCGCGGCGACTTCAAACACGACAGTATCGGCATCAGCAACTTTCCACTCGCCAGAGAAAGTGGAGATGTCGCTCGTACCAAAATCACCAGACCACGACGTGGTGTTGAAGTAGCCCATGATGTAGGTGCCGGAGTCTTCGCCGACGAAATCGAATCGCACCCAGATCGACGGCTGCCGGCCAGCCTGCACTTCATCGAAAATGTACTTGGAGATGTTGAGAGCGCCGATCTCAGTGGTTTTGTCTTTGCGGCGGAATTCACCTTCACCGGAAATGGTGAAATCCATGTTAGTTACCAGGTTCTCCACCAGCCCTTTCGCGTCGTCTGCTTCGGACGTCACGGAGTTTGGCGAGAAGTCGAAGCCCTTGGTGGTCAGCGCGCCGAGGCGCTTCCAGTCACTCAGTGCCGGCAGCGTGTCAGCACAGCCGAAAGCCATACGCAGCACCGCGACTTTACCGATCAGCTTGCCGGTATCATTTGCACAACCTTGCATGTGTTACCTCTTCAAATAAAAAAGGCCGCCCAGAGGCAGCCTGATGGATAGATATGTGCGTTATTCGCCGTAGGTGCAGCAGACTAAAAGTCGGTAGATTAATCGCCCCTCTGCTGATGGGATTGGCGTTGGAGAGCCTCCAAGCAGACGCATGGCGCCAACACAGCTATCAGCGCCCTGCTGGCTGCTGATGTAGTCGGCCATTTTGTTCGCCGCGGCATCTGCTTCTGCATTCTTCCCTTTGGCCCCGACAACATCGACCATTACGAAGAAATCTCCGCCGCGGTCGTATTGAATATCTGAACCACCGCCAGGACGGAACACGATGAAGGCGTCGGATAACTTGCCCGTGTCGTTCCACATCAGCGTTTGGATGGTGAGCCCCGCGGTTAGGCCTGCATTCTCGAAAAGATTTCGTAGGCGGAGATACATTGGAGGTGTCACAGCATCATCTCCTTCTTGATTATCTCGTCCACCTGTCGGCGAGTTTTCTCTGCGGCCTTGGTGAGGAATTTAGGTTCACCAGCAGGATCCCAGTAATTGCCGCGGTTGTTTGGCCTTGGGAGCCCCTTCATGATGCCACTTGCATTATGGACATAGACCGCATAATTCGCTGAGTAGCCGATGCGTCCCGTAATTCGTGTACCGTTAATCATTGTCTCCTGGTACTGCGAATTTATCAGGTTGCCGATGTTCACCGGGGTCATCAACGCTGCTTCATTAGCGATTATCATCACGGCAGATTTGATTGCCCTGACCGCCTTTCTCGTCCTGACATCCTCAACCACGGAATCAAGGCGCCGCTGGGCCTCTTTGATGCCTTTTATTTTTACGCCCATCGCTATGCTCCCGTCAGAATGGCTATATCCTCAGCCAGCCGCTCAAACGTATCGGCATAGCGGATCACCTGCACCACCTCATCGGCGCCCGCGGCGATCGGGTCTACCATGGTAGACACACCGATAAGCAGATAGTCGCCTTTCTTGGCTTCAGTGAATTCAGTCCATACCGTGTTTTTTACAGTGATTTCCGAACCGATATTGTTCAGCTTCGCCGAGAGTCCGCCCTGGTAATCGCACATGATAATTTCAGGCGGAGCCCAGCCAAGAGGATCGCCCGCTTCGCTATTGCCAAGATTGCGCCAGATGGTGGCCTCAGCCGTGTATGACCAGTTGGCTATTGATGACATGTCATTCTCTCCAGCTAATCACCGCAGGCCGTTCTGCCGCGATTTTCGGGCAATTAAATTTCCACTCACCGCGGTCGTTAACGAATCCCGTGCTTTGCCTGGCCGTATCAGTCTTCACCCAGACGCGCTCAAAAGGCTTTGGTAATCGTTCGGCGACAGGTATCCATGACATCAACCACCACCGCACATGCAGCCGCCCTTGCCAATCCATACACCGGCAAAAGCCTTGTTTGTTGGGTCAGGTGGAACCAGGCCTGTAGCGCACCCTTTTTTGTCCAACCCGCGCAGCAGGTTCAGCGCCCCCTTCCAACGATCGCTAAATGACTGATAGCGGAACGAACGCGATGCCCCGCTTGGCGCCGTTTGAGAGCTGATGTATTTATCTCCCTGGCCTAATCCCATAAGCCCGAGAAGATAGAGTTGGATGAGTAACGCTGTTGATGCTGGGTAATTCGCATCCAAACAATCCTGAATGCTATTCACCTGCTCCACCAGCGCATCCAGGACGAAATCAGGCAAAGTGATACCCTGTGACTCCAGATATTCCTTGGCCTTTTCTTTAGTCACCATGGCTGATTCCTGTAAGAAGAAGCCCCGCCGAAACGGGGCATAAAAAAACCGCCTTAGCGGCGGCTGTTATTCAGCAGGGAACAGATTTTCGAGCTCGCCTTCCGGCAACAGTTCAGCGAGCTTTTCTTCGCCGAGGTTGCCTTTGAACTCAATCCCCAGGTCAGTGAGCCGCGCCTTGATAGCATCCTTGCGCGACTTTGTTTCGTTGCCGGCATCCGGGGTAGCCGGGGTCAGTTCACCGCCGGCCGCGCCACGCATCAACCGAACGTTAGATTTCAGCGCTGGGTGAAGCTTTTCCAGTTCCAACACATCCCCGATCTCTACGCCATTCCAGGGGCGAATAACTTCGTATTTAGCCATGTTTACCCCTTATGCCAGATTGGCGCCGTAGACAACACCGGAAAGCCCCTGATCGTCTGCAGTGATTTGCAGACCTTCAGCAGACATGATCTGGAAGTTGTAGTTAACGTTCGGCATTGGGCGCGGCAAAGGAATAACGCCCTGAGCCATGCCAACCAGTGGGGAGACCACATCTTTGCGGCGAACGTACGCAATGAATTCGTTGCCTTTCAGTGCGAACGTCTGGCGAATTTCTTTCACCGGCGCGAATGGCATTACCGCTTGCAATACATTACCGCTCACTACACCGTTGACCACGTATGGCTGAGCCAGGTTAGCCCAGATTTCTGGGGATACCCACATCACGTCATACTGCGAAACTTTGTTAACGCGAGCTAACGTACCGAAAGCCCCCTTGCCGAAGAACTCGAACAATTGAGTCATCGTCGCTGTGGTTAGGTCGATGTTAGCGCCGCCAGCACCAGCCCCCAGGTTGAGTTTTTTGCTGTTGCGGTGATTCTTCAGTCCTTGAGCCGGATAGCCCTGAACCTGAATTTTTTCATCACCGCCAAGGTAATAGGCCACCCGGCGCTTATTGACTTTACGCAACTTAGCAGACTGAGAATCCAGAACCAGATCAACACCCACGGAATTAAGGCCGGCAGCGTGACGCCAGTTAACCCCATAACCTGCAGTGAATACAGGGATCGGGTCACCGTCGCTATCATATTCAGTGTGATCGAATGAGAACGGCGCCTGGCCGTCAATGCTTACTGAGACATCATCAGCAATGTCACCAACAACGCTATAGAGTTTTGCAGTTTTACCAACAGAAAGAATAGTCTGGACACCCATCAAATCATTGATGATTTCCATTCCGTCTTCCTGGTCGCGCAGCTGCAGGATCTGGTTATCGATTTCAGCCCAGAATTCGCGAGCGAAACCACCTACCGCATTACACGCCAGCATTTCAGGCGTCATATGCGCACGGTTTGCGGCGATCATGGCGTTATGGTTGGCGTTCCACATATTGCGGTTCGCCCACAGTTCATTCCAGTGACCGCCGAGGCGGCTATTAGCAGCCAATGTCTCTTTGGAGAAATACATGTGCGTTTATCCTTCTTTTAAGCGCCAGCGGCGACAGTGCCAACGCGCATACGCACGCGGATGAAATCGGAAGCGCCGGCGGCGATGGTGGCTTCGTCCTGGCTGTAACCGATCACTGAATCAGTGTCAGCAGTTGCCAGGGTGAATTGGCCGTTAGCGCCAAGCTTGATCGGGCTGTCTTTCTTGTACGCGCCAGGTACGCAGAGCAGCGCAAATTCACGGCCTTCTTCCACGTAGTTGCCTACAGCAGAGTCGCCAGCAGGAACCGCCTCGGTGATTTTCAGCCCTTGATGGTAGGCAACGTCGATGATGTAGATCCGGCCCTTTAACGCGGTAGCCTGAGCGAATTCATCGCTGGCGTTGATGACTGCAGCAGTGCCTGGCAGAAGTGCCGCGGCAGTGGTGCGGGTTTCGGTCTTATACAGCGACTTTCCGTCGATGTTTACGCGACGATAACGTGGCATTGGATAGCCCCCTTATTTGAAGTATGCATCTGCGGCGGGTGCGCCGGATTCTTGCTGATGCTGGCCTGAGTTACCTGCCAGCGGCGCCGATTCGCCCAGCGTTTTAAACATCGCTTCCAGCGCTTCGCCTTGCAGCGCGTTTGCCACAATTTCGCCGTGAACTTTCGCCACTGCTTCACGCTTGGTTTTCTCTTCTGCGCGGGAGTTGGCAGTAAGAGTTTCGGCTAGTTGGGTATGGTTGGCCTGCAGCGCTTCAACTTTCACGGTAATAGGCTTGAGCGCCTCGGCGAAGTTGGCGGCCAGGCCTTTGCCGATTTCGGTGATCAGCTCTTGTTTCTCTTCAGTGGTTAAAGGCATGTCGCCCTCCGTTTGGTGGTTGGTTGCAGGTTGTCCCTGCGGATTGAAAAGGGATTTAACTTTGTTGGCGACGACCGTCACCCAGGATTCCTGACGCGCAACCGGCGTGCCGGTTTCATCAAAGGTGATTTTTCCGCCCTCCGATGTGTAGCCATAAACCTGGGCAGCGCCGCCGTTGCGGATGATCACCACCTGTGAGTCGGTGAAGTCTGCCACCCAGGCATATTCATTTTCGCCGGGAGCAAATCTTTCTTTTGCTGCGCGGTCGAGACGTTGCTCACGATCCCGGTAGGATTCGCCAATCAGCGCGCCAGAGTTGGCCTTTAACGGCGTGGCAAGGTCAGCGTTAACCATCAGACCAACGCCCTGCTCAGGTGTCGCTGCGCCCACTTCATGCAGCAAGATTGCGTCATGATCCATGCCGTGAATCTTCGCCACCCACTTGGCGCCTGTTGCCTTCTGTTGCTCATTGGGCTCAAGCTGGTCGAGAAACACCGCAACGCTGGTGTGAATAGGTGGAACATCTTCGCCGCGCTCAATGGCCTCTACGCGGGAAATAAGCTCCCTACCTCCCTCGCTCTGGTTAGCGATCTGGGTATCAACCCACTTCTCCAGGTAGATCCGGTTGCCCGATTTCTTCACATTGCGATTCCAGGCGCCGATATGGCCCTGGTTGATACCTTCAGGAGAAAAGGCAGAGATGAATGCGCCATTTAGCTGAGGATGCCCCAGCGGCGCCAGCGTGCCTTCAAGCCCTTGATAGTGAGCATCGATTTCGCTGGCCGTATACAGCCCATCATTCATGACCACGTTTGCCGGCAGTGTGTAGCTCGGCAAAACAAGATGCTCGCGGCCGTTGTATGATTCCCGGCGAATTGCCTGGCTGTTAACCTTCGTAGTGACGTTAACTTGAACTTTCATGGATTAACCCTCTGCCCATTTGTAGCCTCTCTCCTTCATGTCGTTGAACGTCTGCTTGGCCTTGTCGATGATCGAAGGAGTGAGAGGGTTCCCCTTGTCATCCACCAGCACGGAAAGCTGCGAGCATTTGCAGTTGATGGCATTGCCGTTCTTCGTGTACCACTCCCTAACTTCATCCTGCGTGTATAGGTGAGCATGCCTGGCGGCGTGCGTTGCTCGGGTGGTAGGGCTTAACGCAGAGATGTGAAGCAGCTTTGTTTTGATGCCGTAGCGGTCTTGCGCATCCTGAGCTTCGTCCCATCGTGCGCGCCTCAGTGCGGTCGTGATTTCCGTCCTGGCAATGCGATTCGCGCGCCGGGTTTCAATACCTGTTTGCTCGTTAAGGTTTTTGGCTACGTCCCGCGGGTTTAGCCCTCTGGCAATGCCATCAGTCAGAATTCGCGCCATATCGCTCTTAACCTGAGCGCTGAGCCCTTTCATCTCTTCGAACTCGCGCGCTCTGACCAGAATCAAACGCAGCTGATAGGGCTCACTCAACAAGATGTTGGGAACATCCTGCTGGCCGGCGGCATAAGCGGAGGATTGCTGAGAGAGGTTGTAATACTCCTGCGCTGTCCCTCGCTGGTAAGCCACTGACACATAGCGGCCAAAGAACCACAGATTGAACTCCCCGCCCTCCAGCAGAATTTCGTCCACCAGCGCTTCACCGTTCTGCAACAGCATCGACAGAAGCCCCTGATCAAGACGGAAGGTGTAGCGCTCGTTTACGACGGGTTCGGAGGGGATGCGGTTGAGGATGTCGATGTAGCCTTTCGTTATCAAATTCATGCGCTTTGCAAACTCACGCATGGCGCCACGCTCTAACTTATCAACTCCTGTGGGATCTTTAATGTTGCTCGGCAGGATTGGAGGCTTAGGTTTCGTCGTCATCCCCAGTCTCTCCAAGAGGCTCGCCGCCTTCAGTTTCAAATCCTGCAGCAGTGCGAATTTCCTCACCGCTGAACGGCGCCGTATCACCGCTTTCAACCATAGCCTTGTTCACCTCTGCCATGGCCTTGGAGTCCGCCAGGCGTTCAGCGCGAGTCTGTTGATTGAGATCATCCCAGATGACTGTTTTCTGGCCGACAGAATCGATAATTCTCAGGTCGATCAGCTTGTCGCAGAAGTCCTCAATTTCGAACGACAGATCACCGCGGCGACTCTGGCAGCGCCCGTTCATGTACTTTTGGTCTTCGGTGCTTGAGCGTTCAGCCTGTTGGTTGCCTACCAGTATCCGCGAAGGAATATCAACGCCGGCAGAAGCCGTCTGCAGGTTCACGGCATAGGTTGGGCTTGGGTCAGACACAGGGGAAACTAGGGAGGTAACAGCGGCGCCCTGCAGGCTCATGAGCACATCGTTGCCTCGGTTCATCTCTCGCGCGGCTTCGTTGAACTTGTCCTGCAATTCGTCAACGCTGACACCATACATAGACGCCAGACTGCCGAAGTCGATCTCTTTGTCGAAGCTTAGCGCCAGCTGCCTAGCTGCGTTCTTCAGGAATGACTCACCGGAACCGCCCTCCACCTTCTCCAGGCTGACGAATGCGTTGTATGCTGGCTCAAGAAACCCGATAGCGTCGTCGGTGTAGTCGCCAAGGATGAAGATCCGGTCTGGATGGATTTCGACACGTCGCGTTGTGCCATTTGAAAGCCGTTCCGTGTATTGCCACATCTTCGGCTGGCCGTATGTTTTCGAGTTAAGCCCCGTATCCCACTCGCTCACGTTTAGTGAACCAGCCCAGGCTACTGTGACTTTTTCGAGGCCTCGGCCTCTGGTTACTTCGGTATTCCATGGTTTGTTGTCGCGGATGTGCAGCAAAATGCCAGAGTAACGCCCGACAAGCCGCCGGCGGTCAGCCTCTGCAAAAGCGCGCCATAACCGGTTCGTGAATACCGGTTTGAGTTTTTTCTCCCAGGCAGTTTCCGCGCGCTTCTCGTCGGCCTTATCACCCTCGATGATCTCCGGGTTGGTCTGCCAGCATTTGCCCACCAGCTTTTCCACGGCGCCATGCGCAATACCACCGCGGCGATATAACGAATAGAGGTTGTCGTAGGTTACCTGCTCAGGAAAGCCGTATTCGCACCAGGCGGAGCCGCGTTTATTATCCAGGCCCATAGATGGCCCAAGCATCGCCATACGAGCACGCTCAATCCTGGCGTCGTTCAACGCGTGGTTGACGGCCAGTTGGAGATTTTTGTTCATGTGGTTTCCGTTTGGAGTGGTTTACTGTAGCCGCTTAGGGAGCATCATCCCTCTCGGTTGAGATCCATTGAGTTCAGTCAGCGCATAAACCATGGCATCAAGGCGGTCTGGTGACTTTTTGGCAGTCGTCGGTATGTACTCCATCAGCTGATTTTCCAGCACGTAGAGATTCCCCTGATTCAACACCCTGCCTTGCTCGTACAGGGCTGATATTGGTTCCGCTCGGGCATACTTCCCCTTACTGGCGTGAACTCGAATAATCCTCCCTTTAAAGCCTGCATTGCGTAGTGTCTCCTCCGCCATGTCACCACCCTGGTTTGTCTCTATGACGATCGCATCTGCCTGATGATGTTCATACGCCCATATCGCTTTTTTAGCCCATCCTGCTGGGGAATATTTACCGCTGTAATCCCCATCAACCGAGAATTGCTTTTTGTCTCCAGCGCCATAGGAACTTGCAGCAACTATCCCTGTTTCATCACTCTCATCGCTGTTGGTCGCCTGTGGGTCAATCGCCACGACTGTGCGAACCTTGTCATGCTTAATTTGTAGTTCATGAGCAGCGCTTATCATCTGCTCGTTCCACAGCGCCCCCTCAGCATTGAAGCGGCGAGGCTTCTGCATGTACTGAGCTTCCGCAGTGCGACGATGAGAAAACAGAGATGTTCGATGCGATTCGTTGTGTTTGAATGGCCACAGCCAACCATCAGGCAATCCGTGGTCAATCGGTATAGCGTGGGTGTTTTCTGGATACTGCGCAGCGTATGACTGACTGTTGTCAATAATCACCGGCAAGTTCAGATGATGCCATTTCTCACCACTGCCTCCGCGCAGAAGATAACCGCTAAGATCGTGGTAGTGGATGCGCTGCATAATGACAATCATCGGCGTCGTCTCGATCGCCAGTCGTGATTTGATTGTCTCGTTAAAGCGGTTATTTACGCCATCGCGGACGATCTCAGAGTAGGCGTCGTCAGGTTTTACTGGGTCATCTATAACCAGAGCGCCTTGCCAGCCTGGCTCCATGTGCCCGGCTCGAAATCCGGTTACCTGGCCTGCTGCTGATGACGCATACACGCCGCCGCCAAACTCATTCCACCACATCGCCTTGCTATCAGCATCATCGCGAAGCTCCATAGGCCACATGGATTGATAAGTACGAGACTTTATTATTCCTCGCGCTGTAGATGAGTTAAGAAGAGCAAGGTTGTGCGAATACGACAGATGCATGAACCTGGCACGCCTATTTAGTGCCAGTCCTCTCCCCATCATATTGATGGTCGCCAGTTCTGTTTTTGTATAGCCGGGAGGGACGTTAATAATCAGACGCTGAATCTCGCCATCGATCACACGATCCAGAGTCTTCTGGATTACCTTGTGATGTGGTGCGACGATCATCTTGCCGCCTGTTCTCTGCTTGAAGAAGTAGCGGGAGAAATACATCCCATCCTCTTCACACTCTATCTTGCGGGCATAATTCCGCTGCTCAACAGTCGTCATCCTCCAACATCTCCCGCCGAGCCTGCTTGTATTCGTCTTTCGTCAACGTGGCCGACTCGATTGGGCCGCCGTCTTTACCTGTGTGCTCTACCTTCTGTCGATTCGTATACGCATCGCCGCACTCTTTCGCGGCCTGCTCGACGATCTGAGCGGCCAATGCGTAGTTCTTCATGGTTTCGGTTCGCGTCGCCATGCGATCAAGAACGCGCAGCCGGTAGGCCTTGTTGGCGATCGGAATGTCTGAAATTTCTGTCTTGAATCGCTCCCGCGTCGTATGGAACAGGTCTACCCACTTCTTAGCCAGCGACTTGCCGCTAACCTTTGTCGGGTCGTGAGATTCAACCTGCTGACGCGTGATTTTTAGCCCAAACTCTTTTTGGACGGACTCCACGACCAACGTAGGGGTATCAAAGCACGCAAGCGACTGAATGATGAAGGCTTTTACATCTGGTTTTAATGCAGCCATAAATCACCATCCGTCCAATACAGTCCAATATTTACGCCAGCCTCAGCATGCAGTTACCGCACGCTCTGGCAATGTTTAGTTGTGCCACCTCCGCGGGCCTGTTGGCCGCATCAACCAGTTCCTGAACTTCCACGCTGGCGCCATACCGGCGAACTACGCCAACGAACTCTTCAACGTCGTGTCCGCGCAGCTTCAGCACCGGCTGGCCTTCCTTGTTGAATTTTGGCGCGCCGAAATCGTCTGTCGCCAGTGCGATGTGGTAAAGCTCATGCTCGACCAGGGCGCAGAACTCAGCATCAGAACACTGTGCGCAGTAGTCGGCAGCGAGCGTGATGATGAATTTCGGCACCTCGCCGAACCACTCGTGCATCTGCTGTTCCATCCTGGCTTTCTGCCAGCCGCCGGCGCGCATCGCTACCTCTTCGGCCTGGCCAAGCACGTGGCGTCCTTTCTTCTCAAACGCCGACGACGCCCACATAAAGCGCAGATCAGCGTCTGCAAGGTGTCCGTGGTCTGGGTTAAACAGGTTTCCGGCTTCGTCGATAATTTGATGCTGCATCCACTCCTGCACCTCGTTTGCAGGCACCAGGCTGATATAAGGCGTCAGCTGATGGTCTTCGATAAACCGTAACGGTGGGTATGGGCGCCACTCATGGCTCTCATCCTGTGCTGTTTTAGCCATGATTCTCTCCCAATAAAAAACCCGCCGGAGCGGGTTCAGTCATTTCTTGCCGTTGGCCTCTGCCATCTGCTGGTATCGCGGGTCGTTTGGCCCTGGGAATTTGTGGCTCTGGCTGCGGTAATGCTGCAGGCGCTCGCGAAAAAGCTCGCGTAGGTGTTCAGGCTGCTCCGCCTCCACCTGCGCCGGTACGATCGGCATGTTCATGCGCTCTTTGTACGCCACACCTGACGCCGCAAGGTCTACGTTAACCTTGTCCATTTCTTCTTTTGGCAGATTGCCGAGATTGTATGACATGAAGCCCTCCTATTCGGGAGGATTATACATCAATACAGTGACACCTTAGAATGGTGTTCTATAATGCGGTAGACCATAAGTAATTCAAGGTAGGAAGAAATGGACCCGCAAATTTTTCATAGTATTTTTGATAATGATAGAGTTGTTAACTCAATGATCAAGGTGTCTGAAAGTGAAGACGACTTGGGATTCTTGCTTCGCCTTCATTTGATCTCAGAAGCATATCTCGAAGCACTGATTAGCAGTGCAATGCGCAAAATTGATTTGTTTTCCGAAGAATCGAAAGATGGCATCTACTTAAAACTTGGTTTCCCAGCAAAGGCTACGCTGGCACTTAAGTTAGGCATGCCCTTAGCTGCTTACAAGGCTTTTTCGGCCATTAATAGCCATCGCAATAAGGCTGCGCATCAGTTAAATCGTGAAGTATTAGACAGCGAATTAATAAACAAAATATATAATTTGGTTGATTCAATTGGCTCTTACGAAAAAGATGATTTAACCAAGCACGGAGCATTGTTTTACAATGACGATGGCTCATTGCGTAAAAAATATATTTTCTCTGAAAATGAAACACCTGACCGCATAAAGTTATTGATCCTCATAAGTGCCCTTTATGCGCGCGTCGGCGTTGAAATCGGTGTCCTGCGCAAGTAAAAGATGCTATCTATTATTCATGTCACGCCACCTTCGTAGAATTTCGATTTGAACAGCGCAGATTGAAAACGCCGTTTGCAGCGCCATCGCGTAGCTACCGATATCCCCCCAAGTTTCTCCCTGTAATTTTGGTTGTTCGCAGGCGGTGAACACCGATTCAGGGGGAAACAGTACTAGCGGCGCCGGCGGAGGTGGTGTTCGTTCCGCGCAGGAGGCCAATAACAGCGGGAGGAGCAGTGCGGCGGGCGCACTCGTCATTCTTAATGGCATCCTGATATTTCCTCTGGTAGTTTTCGCTCTGCTGGCGCAGCTGCTGCTCTCTCCGTTGCTGCTCGGCCATCATTGCGCGATTACGGGCGTCATCCGTGCGCAGTGTGGTGATCAGCCCTGCCTGCTGCGCCAGCGTCTTTTCCTGCTGCCTAACCTGCTCACCGGCCCACACTGCGTTGCTGTGGAAGTAAAACGCCAACCTGCCAGCAACAATCAGCGCCACCAGCAACAGGACTATGGCCATCGTGCGGAAACTGAATGAGGTGTTCATGACAAAAACATCTCGCGTTCTGCTGCACGGCGTGCCACCAGACCATCAAGCCGTTTACCGCCGGCATTTACCCACCGACCGAATTGGTCGGCAGCGCCTTGAGTGTCTCCAGCGTTCAGCTTTTGCAACAGCGTGGATGTGCTCAGCGAACGCAGGCCGAGGTTATACGCAAAGCTCACCAATGCATTAAATTGACCCTGAGTGATTTTCACCTCCACCAGCTGATTAACGCCCTGCTCATACTGCACAACGCCGCATTTCAGCAGCCGATCGGCAGTCGCCTGATCAATCTGCATTCCGGGGCCGACTTTCTTACCATCAACCGGCTGCGTCCATCCGTAACCAATCGTCCAGACGCCCACCGAATCCTGATAGGCTTTCAGTCGCAGGCCTTCAAAGCGCTTAATCAACTCAATGCCGCTTTTACTTATCTGCATTCTGATTGCCTCCGCCAAAGCGATTACCCACGTAACCAGACAAGAACGAGCTGAGTTTCTTCACGCCGACAAAGCCGATGAATCCGCCGATACCAACCGTTAAAGCTTTCGGCACGTCGAAGTAATCCAGGGCTGAGTAAGTCGTCAGCGCCAGGGCGCCGCACATCAAGCCTTCGAATATGGTCTCTTTCCAACTGCTGCCGGCATACGCCATCCGAAGGACAGCCATAACGACAGCCATAACGACGCCACCAATCGGCACGTCACCGCGCCACCAGGCCGCAAGAATGTCGCTGAGCTCTGCCCAGTTGTGAGGATTGTTTGGCATCTTCATGACTCCACCTCCCGGCTATCGGGCTGTGCTGTTTGTAGGAAAGGATCAGCCACCAGCCGTAAACGCTGCCGGTAATAGGGGTGCCGTGTGTGTCGTCCGTTGGTTGGGGCTGAAATGCGAAAAGCCCCGCACGATGGCGAGGCTAAAATGTTGTGTGGTGACCGGTGCTGATATCCGGCTTTTGTTGCTGTTGCTCTGAACAACTTTTTCATGCGTTTCCCAAGCGAGCTCGAGAGCAACCACTGCCGCTATAGCATGATCAGCGCATCAGCCTGCGCATTCACCACAGGAAAGAGCACTACCAGGCGGAACCGCCCTTACTAATTGCCAGCGTCTGACTGGACACTGCAATGCTCTTACCTGTTGTGATCGAAAAGCCCGCACAGAGGCGGGCCTTAATTGATTGGTCATGTGACAAGCGGAAATATCACATCATGGAGATAAAGCTAGTCCATTTTCGCCAAACTGTCA